TCTCTTTACACGGTTTCCCGCAATTACAATTTGACAGAATGCATTTATTTTTTCTGAAAAATCCTGTAGAATAAGCGCATGGGAATCTTTGACTGGCTGACACGATCAGTTCCATTTCGCTCTCGCACTCCTGTGGGACAACCGCTCTCTGGTGGGATACAGGTTTACACGGGTTTTCAAGCAGACACAGGTGCGGTGGTTACTCCGCTCGTCGCAATGCAATGCTCGACGGTCAACGCTTGTGTTTCAGCCATCGCAACTGAACTTTCAAAATTACCGTGGAATGTTTTGGAGAAAAATCCTGACGGCGGACGGTCGATAGCGGTTGATCATCCTGTGGAAACTTTATTAAGTCGAGAAGTCAATCCTTCGATGGGTTCAATGACGTGGCGAGAATTGATTTTGACTTCTGCGGTGCTGACTGGTAACGGATATTCGCTTATTGAACGAGGTCAAGACGGACGACCTCAACGATTATATTTTCTCCGTGCCGACGAAGTGATGGTGCAGAAACTCCCTGACGGCGAAGTCATTTACCAATGGTCGGGGTCAGCGGAAACAGGGATTCAATTGATCCCTGCGTACGATATGTTTCATTTAATGTGGAACAGTCCTGACGGAATGCTTGGATACAGCCCCATCAGCCTTGCCAAGAACGCCATCGGGCTAGCGATTTCGGCGGAGGCATTTGGCGCATCGTACTATCGCAACTGCGCTCGACCATCGGGAGCGTTGACAACTGACCGTGAACTGTCCGTCGACGCACTTCAGCGAATGCGTGAATCTTGGGATGCCCGAATGAAAGGCGTTCAGTCCGCAGGGTCGGTGGCGGTGCTTGAGGGCGGGGTCAAGTTCCAAGAGATTAGTTTGTCGCCACAAGACTCACAGTTCTTGGAGTCGAGAGTTTTTCAGCGGGAAGAAATTTGTTCTATTTTTCGTGTCCCGCCAAACGTCATCGGCATTGGTTCAACTTCGTATGCTTCGGCAGAGCAGGCAAATCGTGAGTGGGTATCGAACTGCCTTTCGACGTGGGCTTGCAGGCTTGAGCAGGAAGCGAACAGAAAACTTCTGCGTCTTGACGAACCCTACAGAACCGAGATTTCCTTTGACGCTATGTTGAGGGCAGACCTACAAACACGCTTTAGCATCTACTCGACCGCACGGCAGTTTGGTTTCATGTCGGTCAACGAGATACGAGCAGAACTTGGGCGAGCAGGAATTGGTAGCGAGGGAGACATCTTCCTACAGCCGACCAATATGATCGATTCGTCGAATGGGCTTGGGGGCAAAAACTTCTCCGACTTGTCCGCAGGCACAGATGCAATTCCTGACCGCCCTCTTGACCATCCAAGCAAGACAGATAATCTAGGGAAAGCAGAACCCGTGAAAAAAACAGAAGCAACTGAACGTTACAAGAATCGCAAGGCTTTAAGGAACAGGATTAAAAAATGAAATACATCACAAAGTTTGAAGCGGAACAACGTGCGGAACAATTGGAGAAGCGGTGGGGCTTCGGTGTATTTGAAGATGAGGAAAAGAAAAAGCCACTTATGCCAAACAATGTGGCAAGGGGATTGGTGGAAAATATGCTTATGGACGACCTAAACCCTCTTGAAGACCTAGTGCATAAACACTTGAAGAATCATATTGAACGCTACGGCACAGCAAAGGACTATGACTCCTTGAAGATATTTAAGGATTTCGAGCGACAACTTGTGTTGCCTGCCGTTAGATCGCTTGATGAAAAAGGATCAAGCATGGAAGATTCTGAATACAGTGAGTTTGGCGCAGGCAACTGGAAAAGCGATGACACGAGTCAAGTGTGGAGCGCAATGGAAATGGATGCGTTTGTAGATGAAATGTATCATGAAATGATAAACGATAAGCACCGCTCCTCCTCCGCACGATTGGAGAAGCGGTTTTTCGGATTTGGAGATGACCAAGAAAAAGAAAAGAAGCCACCTATGCCAAACAATGTGGCGAGAAAATTGGTGGCATCCTACATCGAAGATGAACTATTCCAAGATCTGGAAAGAATGGTGGAAGAGGATTTGTCACAGTACGTAGACAAAACTGGTGGGATTACGACAGATCTTACACCTTCGATAAGTAATTTATACAGGGATTTTGAGCGAGAAATTGTGATGCCCACCGTGAACTCGATTGCGGATTTTGGATTTGGAGGTGCGGGGGCAGAGGGATACAGTCCGTTTAATAAGAAAAACTGGAAAAGCGATGATACGGCGCAAGTGTGGACTCTAATAAAAATGGATTCATTTGTAGATGATATGTGGAACACGATGAAGGAAGAAGCAGAGGATTCTCGCTCCTCCTCCGCACGACTGGAGACCAGAGAATTAGATGCATTTAATGAACAGCATCTACGAAAATGGATTGAGGCAACCGTTGCGGGGACTGACGAGTTTACCAGAAAAGAAATAGATATAATTTATGACCACATGGCGGACACATACGAAAAAGACCCCGATTTCTGGGCGGATCAAGGGTGGAGTAAGTTAGGCGAAGAGGTAGAAGTGTTTGCTCTAGCAAGCAAATTACGAAAGCAACAATGACCGATTTCGAAACACGATCATTCCGAGTTCCGTTTGAACTCCGCATGGAAGGTGAAAACCAAACCATCGTGGGCTATGCGTCCACATTTGATCAACCGTATCCAGTCGATATGGTGACAGAAATTATTGACCGCTCCGCATTCACCCGCACACTTTCTGAAAAGCCTGACGTGTATGCGTTGATTGGTCACGACCCATCACGCATTCTTGGTCGCACGAAAAACGGAACGCTCTCGCTTTCAATAGACGAGCGTGGATTGAAATGCGTCATTACCCCCGTGATGACACGGGACGCAGAGGACACATTGAAATTGATCGCTTCGGGCTGTATTGATGCGATGTCATTTGGCTTCAAGGTGGTAAAACAAGCCTTCGGATATGCCGAGGGCAAGACCACACGGCGTATCACAGATTTAGAACTGCACGAGGTTTCATGCGTAGCGTTCCCCGCAAACGAGAACGCAACGCTGTCGCTCCGTGCAAGGGAAATGGTGACACAATTTCAGCGAGAAAAACGATACACACCTAAAGACGTGCAAATTGAAGACGACAAAAGACCAACGTGGGTGTTTCAGCAAGAAAGTGACGAACTTGTTTTATTGTATTACCCAGATGGAAATAAAGACGGCTATGTCGAAAAAGAGATTGTATTGGCAGACAGCGAAAAAGGAATAGAAGAGTGGTATAAAGAACATGGTGTGGCGGGGAAAAAAGACACTGTTGGATTTGGTTCATTTATTAAAGACGCTAATTACTTACAGGCGAAAAAAGGTGATGTTGTAAAGGTTTCAGGAGCGGACATGGGTCGCCCATACATTGTGCGATCAATCGAGCATCGCAAGACCTACGATGAAGTAGTGAAGTCGACAAAAGCAGAAACCACCAAGGGTGTAAAAGTTGACTACACGGTGTTTGGAACTGCAAAGGGTGAATCAAAGGGTAAAAAACTGGGCGTGTATCCTACTAGCGCAAAGGCAGAGGCAATGGCTGAAAAGTTCAAAGCCAAGGGCTACGCCGACATAAACATTGTTGCCTACGAAAATTATTCAAAGGGATCGAAAAAAGTTCAGCAGGACGCATTTGATGAGGCAATGGGCGGTCGCTCGGCGGGAGCGGTTGAGACACGGGCAGACAACAGCGATGTGGTTAAAAAATTGCCACAATCAATTATCCACATCAAGAATGAAGATGGCAATATTTTCGCAGAGAACATCCAAACCAACGATGTGATTGCTGTGATGACCGATGACTACGACGACGAACAAGAATTCTACGAATCGCAGGACATCAAGGATATTAAAGACGTGCAGGGCTTTGCCGATTATCTTGTTGGGCTTGGGCTAGTTGAAAAGGGTGACGTGGTTATGTCAGCAGGAAAAAAGTACGTGGTGCGCTCCACCCCCGCCACGAAACTAGAGACACGGGCAACACCCGCCACCGAAGGTCAGCAGGCATTAAACGTGGAAAACCTTAAGGCGGAAGCGAACCATGCTGAAAAACTTGTAAGGATAGCCAAAGCCACACTTTTAAGAGTGCAGGCAGATAGAATGGAAGCGATTGATCGTTCAATGGGAGAACTGGCACATCTCAACAGCCTTGTTAGAACAGCGGAGGACAAAGTAACCGAAGCAGAAAACTACGCAAAAGAAACGTACTCTGCGTTTGAAAAGGCTGAAGATAAATTGCGTGATATGCTTCGCAAAGGTAAAAAGGGCAACCGTTCCTGCAATGCAAAACTGCTAGAACTTCGCAACCGTATCGCATCGCCAATTGACAGAAAGTAAAAAAATGACCACATTTGAAACCAGAGCATTACTTCCCACAAATCTTCGTCCGATTGAATACGCCAAAAGTATTCAAAAGAAGATGAATGAAACTTGGTTCTACCAGATGATCACACGGACACCCGTGACCACAGGAACTGTGCGAACAAACATCTCGACCGCACGAGCGACGACCCCGCTTGTGCGTGGCGAAAACACCTTCACAACGGTGGCTTTGTCTGCGGTTGTGGTAGGTGGCACATACACCATTTTGACGATGGGAAATTCTACGCAGGCAAACTATGTGACGGCAGGCGCAACCGCTCCTGCGGTGACTGCCTTGACAATTGGTGTTTCATATATTGTCACTGCGCTCGGCACGACGACAAATGCACAGTGGTTGACGGCAGGCGCAAGCGGAACTGTAGCCATCGGCACAATTTTTACGGCGGTGGCACAAGGCGTTGGTACAGGAACTGTGCTTCAGCGCACTTTCACAGCAACGACCGCAGGCACAGGAACAGGAACAATGTCGCTCGACGAACCCGCTAATCCCGTGTTCTCGCAGACCGAACTTGACCTGTTGACATATCAAACCTCGATCATTGTCAGCAATGAGTTGTTTGACGACACAAGCAACCTCATGGAATTTGTGACCTCGGCGTTAGCGGATGCAATGATGGAAGCAATCGCCAACAAGACACTGTTGTCTGTGCGAGACAATGTGGGTGCGGGTCGCCTGACAAACGGCACTTTGTACACCGCTTCTCCGACTGAATTAGCAAACCTGTCATTGGTTTTAACGAGCAATCTTGTTCCTGCTTTCCCATACGAACAAAGACGCAGAGCGTGTTTCGTAATGCACCCCTCCATTTTGCGGAGAACCCTAGCGATTGAGTCTTTGGGAGGAAGTGTGCCTGTCAATGTTTCAGGCATTTGTTTCAGGTCTGGCTCGGACAGCACCCCCGACACGATCTGGGGTCGCAATGTCTACACCTCAAACGCAATGCGTGACGCTAATAGCGGTGTGCTTGCGGGTGTCACAGGAGCGCACATTCTCCTTGTTGATTTGTCACAAATAATTTTGTACGAGCAACCTCTGTTGGTCACTGTTGACAGACAGACTTTGCTCGGCAATAATCAATCGGTTATCTATGCAACGCAAAGAGCAGTCGGAGCGTTGATGAATCCCGAAGCAATCGTATCTATGAACTTAAAGCCTTCTTAATCCTAGAAAGGGAAACACACAATGGCGATTCGACGAAGTAAGCGTGAAGAAATGATGGACGAAGATGATGACAATCTTGCAACGAACAGCGTTCGTGCAGATGATGATGACGACGACACAACAGTGTCTGGTTTCGATTCAAAAGACTTACAATCTCTTGAAGCACCCAATGAGGAAAAGTCCAAGCGGATGTCAATTCGTGAAGTGACCGATGAAATCGGAAAACTCTACGAAAACATGAAGCGTCAGGTTGAGGGCGCACTTGCTGAAGGAAAACCAATGACGGGTCAAGAGGAGGCGAAGTACAACTCCAAGAATCGTCGCATGAGTTCGCTCATCAAGTTGCGGGATCAGCATTACCGAATGCTCGATTCGGCAAGCAAGGCAACCGAAACACGCTCTGGCGCAATTGCACGAGTTGTTGAACAGCGTGGATATTCAAGCGCAAAAGCGAAGCGATTTGCTTCGACTGTTGACTCGCATGAGTATCGCACTGCATTCCAGACATACTTGACATCGGGCAACGATCTTGAAATTCGTGCGTTAAACGAAGGCACAGATTCTGCGGGTGGATATCTTCCTTCCACCGAATTTTATGCGACCTTGACACAACAGCGATTTCAGGCGAATGCAATGCGTCAGGTAGCGACAGTGATGCCACTCGGAACATTCAAAACTGATATGGCAATCGAATCCACATTTGGAACAGCGTCTTATGTTGCTGAAAATGCACAGGTTACTGATACTCAACCAGTATTCAGCAATTTGATTTTCAAGCCATACACCTTGCGCTATTTCACTCTTGTCTCAAACGAACTGATCGCAGATGCCCCATCTCGTGGTTCAGGATTCAGCATCGAGACAATTTTGGCAAACCAAATCGGTCGTGTGGTTGGACTTCGTGAGGAAACGGCATTCACGCTTGGAACAGGATCATCACAGCCAAAGGGAATCTTTGCTTACACGGGCGGGGCAATTACAACGGTTACTGCTTCTGGCGCAACATCTTTTACTGCACAGAATTTGTTGGATGTTGTGTACGCATTGCCTCGTCAGTATCGTCAAAATGCAAAGTGGGTTATGCCTGACGCTGTGTTTGCAAAGATTCGTGCGCTCTTGCAGACACAAGCAGTCGGTGGCACGGGTGGTGGCGCATTTGCACCATTCTCGTGGTCAATGGGAGACGGAAAACTGCAAGACGGTGAACCAGATCGGTTGCTTGGATACCCTGTGGTTTGCACAGCAGACGGAAATGCAATTACCACGGGCAAGGTTATCCTTGCGTTTGGCGATTTCGAATATTACAAAATTGGTGAGCGTGAGGGCATGAGTATTCAGACTGCTCGTGAAGCGTTCCTCGGCACTAATCAGACTGGTTACTATGCCTTCGCTCGCCACGATGCACAGTGTACGCTTCCAAACGCATTCAGATACTTGACGATGGCGTAAGGTTCTTCAGATGTCAAACTCAAAGGACTCTTTGCCATTGCGTAAGTAATGCCTAGAGTCCTTACTTTTTTATGCTCATAAAAATCATCCAACCCTGTTTTATTTTGGATCGTGTGTACACCATCGGAGACACGGCGGATGTCCTACAGGATGAGGCGGAAGCGTTGATCCGTGGGCAGATTGCAGAGCCAATGCCTGCGGTAATTTCGTATGTCGAACCTGTGGAGCGGACGGCGGTCAAGAAAGTGACCAGAAAGGCTGACAAATGGCGCAACCACCCCTGACGATGCGTTATGCGCCACTTACGGTGCGGTCGTTTCAGGCTATCACGTTGGCTGAAGCGAAGGAGCAGATAAGGCAGGAGTCAGTGGACGACGATGCCCTGATAACGGCGTATATCGCCTCTGCGGGCGACTATGTGGAACGTAGGGTTCAGCGGTCGCTTGCTTCCCGCACTTGGGTGGTAGAATTGAGCAGATTTCCAGAAAATGGGGGCGAAATCGTCCTCCCTGTCCCCCCCCTGCAAAGCGTCACATCTGTGGCGTATTACACATCCTCCGTGCTGACCACCCTCACCGTAGGCACGGATTACAGGGTCAACTTGCCCCTTGGCAGGATTCGCATCGGGCTAGGAAAAACAAACTGGCAGTTGGCTGACTATATGCCCGATGCTGTAACCGTGACGATGGTTGCGGGGTATGCGACGATCAGCGATGTCCCCGTGGCAATCAAGCAAGCGACGAAGTTACTTGTTGGTCATTGGTATGAACATCGTGAAGGTGTTTCTGGAGACGCAGGAAGCGCAGTTGATTTAGCGGTCTCTGCGCTCATAGATTCGTATTGGGTGGGCGAGGTTGCGCTGTGAAGGTTGGCGCAATGCGACATCGCATCGGCATCTACACCAGAGCGATGACGAAGGACACCTATGGGCAGGAGGTTGAAACTTTCACCCATACAACGACTCGGTGGGCGAGTGTGGAGGTGACGAATGGCGCAAAAGAAGAAGGTTACGAGGGTCAACAACAAAAAGAAGCAATAGAAATTACAATGCGCCCATTAAAATCAATATCTGTGTTAGGGCGAGTGGCGTTCAATGGAAGCAGTTATCAAATCACATCTGTAATTGATGTCAACGGTCTCGGTGTCGAATACAAAGTCACTGCGGAGCGCATCCGATGATTCGTCGCCGTGGCAGAGCAAAAGTCCACCGCAAATTCACTGGAATTTCACAACGGGCAAATATGGAAACGATAAAAGAGATCGACAAATTTGTAGTTGCGTTGAATGAGGATTGTCAGGAGTTGGTTCTTGATGTAGCGGAATCCTGCGCTCGATTGGCAAGGCGAAATGTCGTGGCGTTGACATCAAAATCAAACGGTGTGCTTGGAGTGCGACAGGAGATCGCAGACAACATCGAAGTGCGGACACAGCACCTGAAGAACGACAAAATCTACAGGGCAAGGGTGGCAATTGACTACGGGTTGGGTGGTCTTGCTTCGCTGTCGCATCTGTTGGAGTTTGGATTCATTTTGACCGCATCCTTTTACGGTCGGGAGCGCAAAGTTCCGATGACGATTGCGCCCCGACCCTTTATGCGTCCTGCGTTCCAAGATATCGAAGGCACTTGGATGGCTAGAGTGCAGAAAGCAGTCCAGAGCAACCTATGAGTCTCCAGACGCTTATCTACGCTCGATTGGTGGCAACCACATCTTTGGTCACTCTGGTAAGTACCAGAATCACCCCCGATATTCGTGGTGCTGTGCCATCCTTCCCTGCGCTCGTTTATTCGGTGTCGCAAGACAACACACAGCAGGCTTTTGCTTCTGCATCGCACTTTGTTGCGGAGGTCGAAACCTTGGCAATATCTCGCACCAAGAGCGAAGCGGAAGCAATCTCGAAAACGGTGTGGACGGCACTTGAAAGATTTGTTGGTGCAGACGCTTCCACTAGCATTCTTTCGTGCATACATTCACGTGCGACAAACGGATATCTTTCTCCAGTCGCAGGAGAAAACTTTGGAGTGTTTACGGAATCAGATATTTTTACTGTGATTTACACAAATCTTTAGGAGATAAAAAATGGCAATTTCTAGCGTAGGTTCGACAATTACTGGGGCAGGCGCAGTCAAAATGAGCGGTGTGATTAAATCAATCTCGTTTGGTGGTCAATCTACAGCATCTATTGATACCACAAGCATTACATCGGCATTCAAATCTTATGTAATGGGCATGAACGATAATGGGACAATTGCGGTTTCGTGCTTTGCAGAAAGTAGCACATCACGACCAGATGTTCCTGTTGGAGGAATGACTACTCCTGACGCATTTGTAATAACGCTTGGAACAGGAACTGGTGCAAATGTCTACACATTCAATGCGTATGTGCAATCGGCATCAATGTCAGCAGGTATTGATGAAGCGGTAACCGTGGATTACACCTTGCGAATCAGTGGTGCGTGTACTGTTTCGGTCGTATAAAAAACAAATTTAGAAAGGCAAAACACAATGGCAGTAATTTCTAGCACAGGCACAACACTCACGGGCGCAGGCACGGTTATTGGGGAAATCACAGCAATTTCTTTTGCAGGCGTAAGCGCAACAGAAATTGATGTATCAAATTTAGCAAGTTACGACAAAACTTTTATTCTTGGAACTGTGGACGGAGGAACTGTGGAGATTACGGTGAACGCTATTGGCACTGCACCGTCCGTCCTCAATGCAGGATCAGCAACACCTACAGTGTGGGCTATTCGGTTCGGTGGGGTTGGTGTGGGTTATTCTGTAGGCTTTTCTGCATATATACAGGGCGTAAAAGCCGAAGCGGGTGTAGATCAGGTGGTGAAAACCACTTACACGCTACAAATTTCGTCGCTCGTTGTCATGTCGTAAAAGCAAATCTTTTCTCACCATGACGCACGGATGCGCTTGGTGATATGCTTTTGTCATGGACAAAACTAGCATCCTATCGTTGGCTTCTCGCTTGCGAGTTGAACCAGTCACAATTGAAGGTGTCGCCGATCCAATTTTTCTACGCACCCTGACGGGGCGAGAGCGAGATGGATTTGAAAACGCTTGTTTCACGCAGAAAGGCAAGGACAGAGTGTTGTCTACGGAAAACATCCGTGCAAAACTTCTTGTGCGCTCGATCTGCACTGAAAAGGGCGAGCGGATTTTTCAAGACAATGAAGCGGAACTCCTTGGAAGTATCCCTGCCGACATTCTTGACATCCTTTTTACGAAAGCACAAAAGATGTCTGGGCTTGCACCTGCGGATGTCGAGGAATTAGCGGGAAACTGAAAAGCGGGACGAGGCGATTCTACTTTCGCCTTGCTCTCGCTATGAGTTGCACCGTTGGCGAACTGCTAGAGCGGTTAGACTCCCATGAGTTGACCGAGTGGCTGATTTTCGATGGGATAGAGCCTATCGGCGATTGGAGACTTGATTATAATTCTGGGATGATTTGTTCGTTGTTCGCAAACGCTAATCGTCGCAAGGGTGCGGATGCGTTTTCACCGAGCGACTTTATGCCATTCGTGCCAAAGGAAGAAAAATCAATGGAAGAAAAAGCGATGGAAGGTTTCGCAAAACTCATGCAGGGTAAAAAGTAGTGGCGACAATCGGAACACTTGCGGTTGAAATCAGCGCATCTACAGATGGCTTTGCTCGGTCTATGCAAACGACCCAGAGCATGATGGAGAAACTGTCGAGTTCTGCGGTCGAGGTTGAGTTGGGCTTGAACAGCGACAAAGCAATGCGTGATGTTGAGAACCTCAAGAAAAAGGTGGGGTCAACGACCGCAACCATGCAAAGCGGAAGCAGTGCGCCCGAAATGCCTGAAGTGAACCTTGACTCTTTTGAGGAGGTTGCTGACATCCTGCTAGAAACCGCAGAAGAATTTGAAACCAAGATGATCAAGGCGATTGATTTGATGCTCGCCAAACTCAAGACGGCGACTATTGGAAATTCCCGTGGCGCAAATTTATTCGTTGCGCTCCTTAAAGATTCGGTTTCTTATGTCGGTCGAATTGGCGAGGCACGGGTGGCGTGGGAAACTGTGCGAGACGCAGAACTTCGTGTGGGAAAGACTGCGGAGGAAGCAAGGCGAAGCGCAGATATTTGGCAGGCTTCAGCGGTTGCAAGTTCCACAAGCGGAATCCAAAAGGTCATCAAGGGTCTTACTTCAATACGAGATCGCACTATTGACTCGCTTAAGCCGTTCACAGAATTTAAGCCAACCACTTTGATGACAGGCATCGAGGAGATAGGTAAAAAGTTTGGTGTGGTTGGCGAGATGGCGGGTAAGGCGTTTAGCACGGTGGTTGATGTTGGCGGGAAAGCCATCAATTTCATCGGCAATAATATCGGCAAGATTGCGGGTGTTCTTGTAGTCGCAGGCGTAGCGGTCTACGCAAGTTGGAAAGCAATCTCTGGGTTGCTGTCCGTTATTGCAGGCGTTGCAAGCGCAATCGGTTCTATCTTTTCTGCGTTTGGTTCTGTCATTGCAGGCATTGGCGACTTGTTCGGATCAGTAATTGACATCGTGGGATCGCTTGCCGAATCGCTTGGTGCTGTCATTGGCGCACTCTATGAAATGGGATCGGCAATTGTGGCGCAGGTCTACGCACCGTTTGATTATGTATTTGGCAAGATTGGCGATATGTGGGGGTCTGTTTACGACACAATCATGGGCGGGTTTGCGTCGATCAAGAACTACATCCTCGGCGCACTGACCGTGGCAACATTGGCGTGGCTTGGGACTTTGGCGTGGGACAGCGGGGTATTCGGGCGTGGTCTTGCAGGGTTAAAAGCCATGATGTCGGGCGGGAAAATGGCAACGCCAAAGTTTGACGCTAGTGGAAAAGAAATAGAGCAAGGCGGGTTTTTACAGCAAGTCGCAGAAAAGTCTTATGTAAGCATTCAAAAGTTCTTCAACCAAGTGCAGAAAATGTTTGGCACATTTTTCGCAACGACTTTTGACCTTGTAAAAATTGCGTCCGACAAAGTATCAATGGTCGTCGATTGGGTTACGAAAAACCTGCAAGCATTTATTTCTAAAGCAATTGATGTGGCTTTGTATTTCACATCAGTACTCGATAGCACCGTAGGCATTTTTCTAGCAATGTTTCAGGGCGACTGGAGCGGGGCGGGTGCAATGGCACTTGATGTCGTTGCCAAAGTTGCTGACGGGATGGCAAGCGTTGTCAGACTGGTTGCAACGCCACTGGATTTCATAGTTGACCATGTTGTAAAGTTCTTGGGACAAGTAATGACATGGCTTGGCGAAAACGGGAAATCCCTAGAAACCATTATTTTTCAGGTAATGGGGCAAGTGTTAAGTGTCATTCGCAAGGTTGCAGATGTGGTTGTTGATGTAATGGCGACCATTAACAGTGGAACGATGGGAGCAATAGATAATTTTCGAAATGCTTTTCCAACCTTAACTGGGATGAACAATCCGTTTGGTGAGTCTGAAAAAAGCACTCTTGCAACAGACACAACGCAAGCAATTTATGATCGCACGGTTGGTGTATTAGACAAACTTGGAATCCTTGCGTCTAAATTAAAGGGTGGTGCGATGCAGGGTATGGCTACTGACTTTCTCACAGAAAAAGGTAAAGAGTTTACAGATATGGGTACAAAGGGTTTGGGGTTATCTAAAATTCTTGAGGATGCGCTTGCAAAACTTGCGGAAGTTTCTCGCAACAAAGCGGACAAACTCGACCCAGACAGACAAGATAAGTTTGGTGGCGCACTTGATCCACTTAAAAAAATGTTGGAAGATTTGAAAAAGTCTCTAGGGACTGGCAAGGTAGTCGATCCGCTTGGAGCAATCGTGGACACGCTCGATAAGACGAAGGATGTCGCAGGAGGAGGGTCGTCAACTGCGTCAATTGACACTGCGCTCGGCACGGTGAAGATGGCGGGGTCGTTCGACAAGCAGGCAATGATGCAAAAGAATCAGTTGACCGAAGCACAGAAACAAACGATGATTTTGAAGCAAGTAGAAAACCTACTTGGCAATGCGGGTAAAAACGGCGAGAACTTTACGCAAGTGAAAGACGCAAGCGGGAATATGATCTCGGTTTCAAAAGAACTGACCAAAATGGTGACACGAATGGATGTGAATGATCCTACGGGTCAGAAGACAATTACAGCACCCGAAATGCTTACGGGAATGGAACTTGAAAAGCGAATGGCTGACCTTAAGTTAATTGCAGAAAATATGCTCGGTGGTCAAAAGGATATGTCGGGTGTTGATATGCAAGGGATTCTGAACTCCGACCCAGAATTTCTACGGCGAACCGTGCAAGAGTCATCTGCAATCTCAACTGAAAGCAAAGCAAAGTTTGCGGACGGCGGAGACCCAGAACAGAGAAAACTCATCAACGAGACTAATACAATCTTGAAAAAGATTGCTAGTAGTAAAAACGGGAGTCCATTTTCATAATGCCCACCGCCATTATCACATCTTATACAGCCACTCAAACAAGAACCGTAAACACGATTGATATCAAGTATCTAATCACTGACACGGTTGCCATGACATACAACGATGCCATGGCGGTTATGCCGTCAGCAAATTCCGTGGAAGTCATTGACCAAATAAACTGTTACTTGCTATCTCGCTCAATTACTGTGGTTGATGGAAGTTTGGCAAAGGTATGGGAAGGGTCGGCAAGTTGGAGCGACGAATCGTCAAACAGTTCTCAATCCTCTTTTATTGCAAAGGACATGAGTACAAATGCGGTGGCTACGGATTTCTGGAGAGCGGTGGATTCAGTTCCAAATGTAAACAATCCAACAGACGTAGACATTGGTGGACAACCTATTGATTCTTTTGGAGACCCAGTGACTGTCTTTGTCCCACAACAGGAAATGACGGTAACAAATTTTCGGGCAAACAATAACGCAACTGTAATTATGAATGCAGTGGGACGAAGAAACAACGCTTCGTACAACGGTGCGCCTGCGGGACATTTGGTTTTCAGTGGCGCAACTGCACGGCGTGTGAGCGGTTCGCAATACGAAGTCACATACAAGATGACATTTGATCCGCTAGGTCATTGTCGCCAAGTTGCGCTCGGCGATAGTGCAGGAATAAAAATGGGCGCAGAATCAGGAAACCCACCTGTCTGCAATGCCTCGCTTGTGGTGTGGCGACAGCCTTTTCCCACAACCGTAAATTTTGGCGCATTGGGAATCGTGTTGTGAAGCGCAGTATTGTTCAGGGTCTTGGAGCGTTCACGCCTGCGACTTGGGCAGAAATACGGGGGTCGGTAGAGTCAAAAGATGCTCGAACAATTGAGCAGGCTTTGAATCGCACAGCACCTGTTTTTTACGCAATTATTGTTGAGGCGACAAAAGTGTCTGGTGTAGCAAGATGGAAATATCAGTGGGCGCAAGTTGTCCGTAAAGCAGATACAGCATTATTTCCTGCTTCAATGTTTAACACGCTAGTGGGTGGACGAACATCGTCCGTTACAGGTCAGCCAATTCGATATGCAGTCAACTTATTGGAAGTGGCAAACACGGCGGGTTTGGCTTATGGAATCGAGGTAACCACCGATGGCGTTGCGATTGTAACCGCACCGACCTACACATTTCGTCAAATTCCAAACGGAACAATTGTCGAAATGCGTTTAACAAGAGATCGTGGCGGGTTAATCAACCCCACCTTTTCTGCGACAAACCCCATTGATGGTGATTGTCCCGCCCCTGATTCCAACCTAATTGATGGAGGACAATTTTGAGTGTAAACACAATTACCATGAAGCAAAGCGCAACTGCAAGTGCAGTGCCAACCGCAGGTCAACTTGAACTTGGGGAACTGGCAATCAACACCACAGACGGAAAGTTGTATCTTAAAAAAGGCGACAACACAATTGTGCAGGTGGGCGCAGGAGGCGGTGGAACGGCAGACGCAGGAACGCTAACGGGTGCAACTCTCGCCTCGAATGTTCTTGCGTCGAGTCTGACATCCGTAGGAACGCTTGCGAACTTGACGGTCACAAACGCTATTGCGGGAAGCGTAACGGGCAACTCCGCAGGATCAGAATTAAAAGGATGGTTTCTGTCATGAGAAGGTGGCGACTCAACAGCGGATACTCTGGAACTACAGATCAACGCCGTACAAAGGCTGGAACTATTCCGATGTTAAAGCACGGCATTGAACGGGATTTAGGGCTGTTTGCAAATACACTAGGCTATGTGCAAGCAACGGGCGGTACGGTCACAAACATTGTGGATGGTGGTCTTAATTATCGTGTACACACATTCACCACATCTGGTATTTTTGTAGTGACACAATATGGTGAGGTTGAGTATCTAGTGGTTGCGGGTGGTGGCGGTGGTGGGCAATACCTCGCAGGTGGTGGTGGTGCGGGTGGATTCACGCAAGGCAGTGGAATGCTTGTCACTTTCCAATCTTATTCAGTCGTTGTTGGTGGTGGTGGTGCGGGTGGAACTTCGGCATCAGGTAGTGGTCTCACGGGTGGCAATTCGTCTTTCAACGGTATCACGCAAAATGGCGGTGGTGGAGGTGGTGGATACGATGGCGCATACACCTTATCAAGCACGGGGGGTTCAGGTGGTGCAGGAGGTGCTTTTCCGCAAAACGCACAAGGTGCTTCAAGTACGCTTGGGCAGGGAAACAATGGAGGCAATGGTAGTGGTGCTAGTGCTTACAATGGTGGTGGTGGTGGTGGTGCAGGAGGTATTGGGGGTAATGGTATCGCTGGTATTGGTGGTGGAGGCGGATTAGGAGCATCGTCATCTATTGATGGCACAGCCAAACTTTATGCGGGTGGCGGTGGTGGTGGTGCTTACTATGCGAGTAATTCTGTTGGTGGCATAGGAGGATCGGGTGTTGGTGGGAATGGCGGAGCAGGTATCGCAGGATTAAACGGTGGTGCAGGAACTGCAAATAGAGGTGGTGGTGGTGGTGGAGGTGGATATCAAAATGTGGCTGGTCTTGGTGGTGCAGGTGGCTCGGGTATTGTAATTGTGAGGTATTTAACATAATCCCATGCAAATTCAACTAGGAAACAACTATGCCAGACGCATATAAAAACTACGCAACATCGGTTACTGTCACTTCGATTACTACTGTCTATGCGGGTATCACAGGAACGGCAATAGTGAACGCAATTCACATTGCAAACACAAGCACCACGCTAGCAAATAGTGTTTCAGTACATTTGTTTAAGGGAGGAACAGGCTACTACATTGTTCGTGATTCAGCAGTTCCAATCCAGTCAACATATCAAGCACTTGATGCACCAATTCCTCTCAACACGGGAGATACTCTTAAAGTTACAGCGGGATCAACTGCGGGAATTGATGTCATCGTATCAGTATTGGAGTCAACCTAGCCGTCAATCTTGGCGAAAATTGGGTTCTATGATTTTCTATATTGACGCACCTATTTGACGCAGTAGACTTTGACAATGGAAACCCCGACGACAAACAACGCAGAACGCATCCAGTGGATGCAATTATTCATTCTCTGCGTGACGGTGATCGGCATATTCATGTCGCTTGGTCGCAAGGACTACGCCTTGGAGCAAGCGGTCAGCGGAGTGCAGGAGTTGCAAAAGATCACGATTGATCTAGCAAAGACCCAAGCATCAATGCTTGAAAATGATAGGGGAACAGAAAAACAACTCGTAGACATTTTGGTTCGTTTACGATCACTAGAAGGAAAAAACTGAAATGAACCTAAAGAACAAAAATTGGAAGACAACCTTGGCGGGGCTTGGCGCAATCTTGATTAGTGTGGGAGTGGCAATGCAAGCGCATTTTGACGGCAACCCAGAAACGGTCGTCAACTGGGAGGTTCTATTGGCATCCGTAGTGGCAGGAGCGGGGCTTTTGTTCGCCCGTGACGGCGACAAATCTTCAGCGCAACTCGCAGAAAAATGATCGCATCTATTCTCATTGGCATCATTGTCGTCCAGTTGGTATGGATTGGCAGAATGATTGAGCGAACACGCAGGAGGTGGTGATGTATGCTTTCTTCCGTGCAATCCTCGACTCCATATTGTCCCTCTTGGCAAGCAATGCAGGCAAGGGTAAACTTGGTGAGGATGCAAAGACTGACGAAAAAAAACTGCGTTCGGCGGGTACTCGCATTCGTGATTATATTCGTCTGCGTGGGATGCAATCGGGTGATCCTGATTCCAGAATCAAGCCCGATTAGACTTGCGGAGGATTGCGAGTGCCATGTTTTTATTCTGACGCAGGACGGCGAGTGGCGACGAAGCGACAACAAAGTCAAAATCCCTACGGGATATTGGTGTGTCCCGCCATCGTATGTCACAGAGGATAAAAAGTGAGTCTGCAACGAAGCGAGTGTTGCTGTAGCCCAATTTATCAAGGGTGTGCGGGGGCAACGCAAATGAAAGATGCAATCTTGGCAGTTGATCTAGCCCTGTTGGGGGGCAACATTGGTGGTCAACTTGGACTCAAACACGCAATTGTAGGTCAGACAATAGACTACACATATACAAACCAATTTCAGGTGGGGTGTCACAACTATGACTGCTGTATTGCTTGTGGACAGCCTCAATTTAATTGTCAAAACTTTTGCAATCCTGCGTGGAAGAAAAGATATGTTCAATGTGTTCCAACACACCAAGTCACTAGTAAGCGTGAGTTATATGTCAACAATGTTCAATCCTATTGCCCCGATTGTCAACCTGCCCCAGATAATGTTGAGTGCAAGTGTGACGGATTTCCCGCAACAGATTTTACAAGTATTGGTTTTAACAGTCGCAACTCGTTGTCTACAGGTTTGGGTGGTTGTGGCGGTGGATTTAACACGCAAGGTTTTCAGGTTGCTTCAAAACTTGTAACTACTGTAACGGGAAATAAAACAATACAAACAAGAAAAAGTTTAGTTGTCAGCCAAAGTAATGCACAAG